GTAATGGCGGAGCCCGCTGTAGTTCCTGGGTTGTCGCTGATCGTGTACCCGAAGCCAGAAGAGAACGTGAGTCCCTCTGGAAAGGTGAAGACCTCGCGCACATTTGCTTGGATCTTAAACACAAAGTCGGGCACGGTAGTGCCCAGCGTCACAGCCAAGTTGGTATCGTAGAGCTTTAGGTAGCCCGTGTCTGCGCCCGCTGCGGTGTTGTTCACGAAGATGGCGTACAGCTTACCCGTGGTCCCAAACGCATTGCTGCGAGCAGCCGAGCCCGTGAGGGCCTGGTAGTCACGGAGGTACCGGAAATCGATCGCGGTAAACTGATTGTTCTGTGTGACCGCCATTTGTTACCCCATGATCTCGTCTAGGTATCCACTAATCTCTTCAAGGAGAACTGCAATAATAAGGTCGCGCTCGCGATCACTAATCTTGCCGTCGTCCGACAAAGCACCCGTCACTTCCCGGCCCACCCGAAGGAGGCGCGAGGCCAATGCGAAAATGTTGAACCTGCCCTTCTTTGCCATGCTAGCCTCCGATAAACTGTTTCCAACCCGTAGCAAACGCGATGTGTTCACAGGGGTCCTGGCCTTCGATAACACGTCCGTCATAAACAAGCGAACCCTCATGTATAGGTAGCACCTGTATATGGACTTGCTCGGTGTCTTGATCGAACGTCGCAATGCCGCACCCCTGCTGCCAGTCAGGGTTTTTCGACACCCCCGGCACTGTACCATCGACCCGACATAAACATCCGGGGCTCATTGCTGTAATAACATTACGCCCAAAAGGGCCGTGATAGGTCTTTTGTCCTAGCTCGACGCGATGGATGTGCCCGTATACCTCACTCCACCGGGCCGACTTCAGGATAGCCGCTGCCGTGGCCCCTCCCCCCGATCGGACCTTGTCTCCATGGGTAATGCGTATCCGGTCCCATAGCCACCAATCAGCACCGTAGGGGCCGATGTACTCGATGTCTAAGTCATCTAGCCGAAGTAAGTTGCGGACACTTAGGGCCGGGGATTCCTCAAAAACCTTCGTGAGATGCGTGGCTTCGGATAGTTTCTCGACCATAGCCTTGGTCATGCGCTCTTCATGATTGCCCGCCATGTAAACGATCTTGGCCCCTGGCGCTGACGTTCTAAGCTCGGACAGCCACCAGTGCAGCTCATCGATCGTAGGCTGTGTAGTCTGCTTGTACTCGGGCTTCCGAGGAAACCGGGTGCTCCAGGGGGCGAAGTCAACCATGTCCCCTAGCAACACCACATAGTGAGGGTTCACCTCTCGGACTAGCCCGAGGACTGCGTCCATAGCCTTGCGGTCGTGCATGGGCTCGAGGTATGTGTATCGGTTCTTCCACGCAAAGCCCGCCTGTAAATCAGGGACGATAACCGCGTGTTTTAGGCGTGCCTTGCGCCCCGGATGATCGATGCGGACCAGGGTTTGTCGGGGCTCCGCAGGGCGGTACGTCGCCTCGATGCGCCGCTCTAGGTTGGCTTTGACCTGATGCAGCGTAACCTTCCGCATCGTGTCCTTAACCTTGTGGGCTGTCTCCCAAGCATTCGCCTTCCAACTGGTAACCTGCCACTCTTTCTCATCCACACAGGCAGCCTTGAGTAGGTCGTCTAAAGTCTTAATGGATAGGCCCTTCGTAGAGATTTGCCGCTCAAAAGGGTTGGGGCTGTGGTCTTCGATGCGGGTCGAGGGGTCAGACCTACCGGTGTGCTGGCCCTTGGGTAAGTTAAGCTCCTTGATGACCGACCGAGCCTTGTGCTCGGTGACGTATTCGCCGGTCCACTCAGTGAGCATCGCGGCAATCGCGCGTCGGCCCGGAGTGTACTCGGCAAGCTCACACTCCTCGCGCAGCTTAGACCCGTACTTCTCAGCTAACTCTTTATAGCTGGCCATTCAGATCCCAAGTGAGGGGTTAGGCTACGGAAGGGGCTCGATGTCGAGGATAGCGGTAACCGAAGTCATTACAGTAAAGTTGAAGGCAGACCCGTCCCCGCTAAGGGTAAGGTAGAGCGTTCCCGTTCCGTTTGCGGGACCAAGCGTTGTACCACTAACATCGTACATAATCGGGGAATCGTCAGACAGCGCGTCAACGCTTCCCTGCGTCACCAAGCGTGACCCCTGATTCTGCGCCAATACCACACCCACGACGTAGGTGCTTCCAGCAAACAAGTTGGTTCCACCCATGTGATCTGCGTGATGCAGCGAAAAAGGGAACTGCGCGACAATCCCGGTAGCGTCACTTGCCGCCGTCTTGTCTTTGCCCGCGCCCCCGTCAGAGGTTGTGTGCAAGTAACAAGCGTCTTCGTGAGAAGCGTTCGCGGAGAAGTTCTGCCCGTCTACAAGCATAATGACGGCTCGGTGAACAATCCCACGGGTAGGCACGTTCGTAAACGCCCACGTATAAGTAGACGCCGAAGTCGCGTTGGGCAAGTCACCAACGGTAGCCGCCGAAGAGAACTGAAGCCTAGACGTTGTAGTCGAGCGTGGCATTCAGCCTCCTACTAGGCGCGGATAGCGTGAACCACTGCAATGTCATTCGCGTGGCCGTTAGTCTTGGTCAGCTTCATAGTCTCCCCTGCGGCAATGTCCTGATTGGCCTTAGCCAGTGTGGCAGCACGACCAATCGCGCCTGCCGAAGCGGCGGCGGCGGTGCAGGTAATGCAGGTGTTGTCACCATTATCAAGAACCGTAAGCTCTGGTTGGCTGTTGTCGCCTGCGATGATGTAGGCGTCCACCAGAAGGATTGGGTACGGCAAGCTCGTCAGCGTGATCGACGCGCCACTAGTGCCGGGGAATGCGACCGTGAAGGTCAGCAGGTCC